CCAAAATCTGTTTGGCGTAAATTTTCTTACCATCCATTTCATAACGCCCCGCAACATTCTTCCAGAGTCCGCCGAGTTCCCCGAGTTCCAGAAGACCATAATAGCGATCAAGACCGCGCTCATCATAAAATAGACGGATTTCAACTTGTTGGTTCTCCTTACTCAAACGCGACTTAGCAGTCTTTGCTTTGATAATGTTTCCAATAACTTCTTTTCCATCCTTTTCTTTTGACTTGCTGAGATATATGATAGTAGAAGCGGCATACTTAAGACCACTACCACCACCCATTTCTTTTGTAGGAACGTAAGCGCCAATAACATCGTAGGTGTGGTTAGTTACAATCATAGGAATGTTTGCCTGCCCCAACTTAAGAGTGAGCATACGGAAAGCACCTTTTACAAGTTGTGATTTAGTCATATCACGAACTTGCTTATCGTTCAGTGCATCAGTAATCTCTTTCTCTGTTGATAACATACCCAAAGAGTCTAACACAAACATACAAGGTTTGCGTTCTTCTACAGGTTTTTTTAAGTAAATATCTACTGCCTTTAGTGCCTTGCTACGAAACTCTTCAATAGTAACAACATTAACAACCACAAGACGAGAAGTATCAATTCCACGTGACTCTAGTAAGGATTTGGTAATAGCGGCTTCAGTATCAAAGTAGAGACAATAACCATCGGAGTTATTATCAAGAAAATTCTTAACCACAGCGAGAGAGAAGAAAGTCTTTCCAGTAGAAGACTCTCCAGCAATAGCAGTAATCTTATTCCCAGATACACCGCCAAATATGCTACCTGAAACCAGTGCGTTAAAAATGTATGAACCCGTGTCAACATAAGTCTCAGTCTCATCAATATCAGAAGCAAGTTTGGTATACTCGCCACCAACTTCTTTTACAATTTCTTTAAGAAAATCCATCAGCACACCATCCCGTATTGTTCACGAAGTATTTTTTTATAAGGTAAACCTTGCTCTTTAAGTTCTTTCACCAATTTAAGTTTATGATACAAAGCAGCATCTCCACCAAAACCAAGTGCTTTTACAATAGTATTCAGTTCATCATCATTAATAGGCAAATCCATTAGGCAAAAAATAGTTCAAGGTTTACGGTTTTTTCCACATTCCATCCAATAGAATCAAGGATAGATTTGAGTGGTTCTACAAAACTCTTTTCAAATTGTAGTTCATAGTCGATGTATTTGTCAAGACCAAGTTCTTTGGGAAAGTCTTGAATAAAGGAGATAATATTCTCCTGAATGATATTTGGTTTTTTCAGATAGACAAACTTAATCTTCTCACCGTTTGCAATGAGTGAGTACTTATTTGTCAGTTTCTTTTCTTTTATATAATGATTGAAGAGAAGTGCTCCACGAATATGAATGGGAGTTCCTTTGTTGTAAATATCAGAAGATGAATAATATTTACGTACATCAGAAGCAGTTCGTGGAAAAGCAATTTGTTCTGGTGGAAGTTTTTTGAAATCAGAGCGGCACTTATCAATAAACTCAATCACCTCTTCCTCTGTTCCACTCATCATCAGTTTGAGTCCATCTTTAATCATCTGACGGCAAGGTGCAGGAGTAGAAGACTTAACTGCCTCAATACCCATCATCTTCAGTTTAGGTTCTTCATAGCGAACACCTTCACTATCCCAGACATTCAGAATGTATCGCTTCTTAGCAGTCCAGATTCCACGCTCAGCAATGTTCTCACGCTTCATCTGCATCTTCTGGTCATAAGCATTCACATAGGTCGCCAGTTCTTGGTAGCAACCTTCAATATACTTTTCAAATTCCACCTGACAGACCTTATCAAGGAACGAAACAACGCTTTGAGTAGTTTTCTCTCTTCCCTTGTATACACTTTCAACCAGAGGACCCATATTAAGATAGATAGAGTCAGTATCTGAAGCAATAACATAATCTACTCCGTCAGTTTTGAGAATTTTATTCAGATAGGCATTCATCTTGTTTTCAATCCAGCGGATGGATACCTGACCAGACAAAGTGATTGCCTCAGCGTTTGCTAGTTTGTAATAACGGAAATACTGATTGCCGATAGCACCATAAGCAGAGTTAAGTTGAATCTTCCTCGCCATTTGGATGTTGTTACATCTTGCAATCTCTTTTTCCAACTCTTTCGTCTTTTTCTTTTCATACTCTTGTTTAGCAGCAAGCATTTTCTTTTTGTAGATGGTGCGATCCTTATAGATCTTTTCCATCAACTCTGGCAGGAATCCACGCACATCTTTGCGGAACATTGCTCCGTTAGCACAAACCGCGTAGTCTTTATACAACTCAAAGTTAGTCTGTTGATTAAGGATTTTATCAACAGTTACATTTGGATGCCTCTCTTCCAGAAGAGTTTCTGGCGAGATGTTGTACTGCATAATGAGGTGAGGGTATAGCGAGTTGAGGTCAAAAGACACAACCCAGTCATACTTTCCAGGAATAGGTTCTTTAACATAAGCACCAGCATACTTAGAGTCTTTATCAGAACGTTCTTTGGGAGGAATCACAATGTTCCTCTTTTTCAGATAGTTATAGATGATGGTATCCCACATTCGTACTTGTGAAAAAACATCCGTATAGTTTGCTTTGGCGTCATATGCCATCGTCAAAGCAAGTTCAATCAGTTTCATCTTGTCTTCCATACGGTCAACAAGTTCCACGTCAATGATGTTGTACTCTACAAACTTCTGCCAACCTTTTGTATAGAAGTCTTTGAAAGTATCAAACTCGGAGTGGTCGAGTTTCTTCTGTCCAAGTTCTACACTTGCAATATAGTCAAGACGATAAGATTCCTGTGCCTTATAAGTAAACTTCTTATAAAGGTTCAGATAATCAAGTTGACTAATACCACCAACATCATACGAAATATGTTTACGACCAGCGATAAAAATTTCATCTTCGGTAACAAGTCCCCAAGGTGAAAAACGCTTCATCAATTTCTCACCAAGAATACGATCCAGACGACGAACCAAATAAGGAACGTCATACAGTTCAGTATTCCATCCAGTCACAACTTCTGGAGTATTCTCTTCAACCATCCACCAGTTGATAAAGTCCATCAACAGGTCACGCTCATTGTCAAACGAACGATAAATTACATTCTTCTGTTGATTATTAAACGGACCCATACCCCAAGTGCGAATCTGTTTAGATGAATAGTCCTGAATAGTAATCAATAGAACTTCTTCAGCAGCAGACTCTACATCAGGGAATCCATTCTCCGATGCAACCTCAATATCCAAAGTTGTAACTTTAACTTTACTAATGTCAAACTTCAGTTCTTCCTCTGGATACATTTCAGAGATGTACTGATAAATGTATTGACTGTTTCCGTATATCTTAAAGTTTTCTACACCCTCATACTTTTTAATAAACTCACGACAATCACGAACGGAACCAGGTTGAACTGCTTCCACATACTCCCCATTTAGAGTCTGATATTTAGTTTTCTTTTGAGAAGGGACAAAAAGAGTCGGGTTGAACTTCTCACGGGTCATAAAATGTTTACCATTTTCATAACCACGAACCAAGAAGTGGTCCCCGACCATTTGAACGTTTGTATAAAAGCGCATTATGCAGTCAATTCAAGATACTTTTCAATAACTTCGGAAGTTGGATCAGCAATAGTCAGAATACGATCTGAACTTATCATAATCTCTTTTTGATTTGTAACCTTTGGCCAAGGTTTCATATCGTCCACACCAAAAAATTGATATGGATTTATCAGTTTACAATTTGGTTCTCCAATGTCCGCAACAACTTCAACAACTTCAGTAATGAGAACATTATCTACATCAAGAAGAACACACTTAACAACCTTATCCATTGATTTTTTCCTCATACATTTGTTTAACGGATGACAATGGTTCTACAGCAGTTACAACCCAATCAACTGGAATTGTAATATCTTCATCGGAGGACAAAACAATCCAAGGTGATAAACTTACCTGAACTTCTCTTTTAGAATCGTCACCAATATCCTCAGTCAACAGAACTTCAGTTCTCACTGCAACTCTATGAGGTCTATTGAGTAAATAAGCAACTGCTTCTTTTTTACCAGTTTCAGAATCTTGGGAAACTAATTCTCTAATATCAGAAATTAGAGTTTCACCAGACTTTAACAAAGTTAGTTTGATAGACATTTTTACATTATCCCTCCAGTCATTATAAGGCAAAAAAATGGGGAAGTCAACCTGGATTTTGCCAGGGACTTCCCGCGCCGACGATATTCAAAGATATTTAGTCTCCGTTACCCCCACCACCATCACCAGCACCACTTCCAGGATTAATAGGAACTGCTCTTCCAGCACCTACATTAGTCACTCTTCCTTTATGATAAACCTTATGTTTCCAAGCAGCTGGATATGAAATCGTTTTTATTTCGTTAATAAACTGGTGGAAGGATTTCATTTTTTATTTTTATTTAGAGATAGTCCTTACGGGCGTGATGTTCTGGTACTATTTTCCCAAGTACGATCCGTAGAAGTCCGTCTTCAAATGTGACTTCACGGACTTCTGTGTCGTCGGATAAAGTCCACGCTCGTTTAAAACTTCTGCTAGCCACTCCCTTGTGGATAAACGTCCTATCCGATTCGGCATCTGCTTTTTGTCCTTCGACAAAAAGCTTTCCATATTCCGTGAAAACATTTACCTCTCCTTTCTTGAATCCTGCTAATGCTAGTTCCAGATGGGATTCAACGTTATTTATTTGCACTAGGTTATAAGGAGGATAGTTTGTAGTCGTTTCATGAAGATTAAATAGACGATCAAAATATTCATCCATTCCAATACTATTGCGCGTGATTCTTTCCATCAGAGCAGGAAGATCCGCAGCAGTATACCTTGTGAGGTTAGTCATTATGGTAGCTCCTTTAAAAGCGAGTTTGTGTTTTGTGGACCCTTTCGGCATCCATTATTAATTATACAATATCAATAAAAAAGGGGAGTGTTGAACTCCCCACTTTATTATTCGGCATCCTCTACTTTTTTCTTTTTAGCACCAATATTATACTTGGTTTCCAGAATCCAGTCTCCTTTGTCCTTATAAGCAAGAACTTTGATTTGATTCAAAGGAGCGATATCTTGAATCTTTTTAAGATCGACAATCTCAATCAGACCCCAATCTGCAAGAAGTTGGGCAATACGATTGCGACGCTGAACATCGTTTACAGTCAGGTTTGCGTGTTTGCCATCCAGAGCAAACAGTTCCTTAAAGTGAACGAGATAATACCTACCTTGCTTGTGTAGAATATGGCAAGACTGATAGATTTTCTTTTCCTTTCTTGAAGCAACTCCGATTCGGGTCAAAGTCTCACGTACCTTTAGAAAGTCATCAGGTTCGTTAAGAATCACTTCCACCATTTGTTCGGGCGTCCACTTCACTTCAGGTTCTTGAACGACACTCATTTTGATCCTCCAGTTTCAAATTTCGATTTAATAAATGTTAGTTGTTCTTTAGTAAGAATCCTCAAAGCTTGTTTTGCCTTCTCATTACTATAACCATAGAAACGTTTAACATAA